ATCGGAGTACATGTCGTTTACATGGCCCGGAAAAACAAAAAGCCCAACTCGCAAAAGTTGGGCTAAGTGATTGATTTCTTTGGCTCCCCGAGCTGGGCTCGAACCAGCGACCTGCGGATTAACAGTCGGGGGTGCGCTCAAGGCGAAAGGTGCTGTCATAGAGCAATGGCGCGGGTCTTGGGTCCGCAGCGGGCGCGTCGGACGCTCCAATCGCCCCCATTCCGTCAATAAAATCCCCCGCGGTTTTTGCCTACTTCTTGAGTGCCCAGCACCCCTACTTAGATCCCGCCTGTAGCGCTAAGGCGTATCCTTGCCACCCGTTAATTTCGTCAAGCCCCTTTGCAGCGTCGCCTGCCACCTGGCTAAATCGGACCTCGCTGCCGTGATAGCTTGCGCTGAGTCGTCCAAGGCTATCTGTGAGCGCGGCAACTCGTCCGACACACTCGCCAAATAGGCGGCGCCACTTGGGTGCTTGGCTGTCAACGGGGCGGGGGCTTGGGGCAGATGCGGCGTTGTCGGCGTAATGTTGGAGCAGGCCGTTAAGCCGAGCAACATCGCCATTGAGGCCAGCGACGTTCGTTTTTGCATCGGCCAATCGCGCTGCCTGGGTTGCCAGCGCGGCGTCTTTGGCCGTTTCAGCAGCCGTCGTAGCCAATCGAGCGGCGTTAAATTTAGCGTTTGCATCATCCACCTTCCTTTGCATTGTCAATTCGATCTTGTGCTGCTCGATGGCAGCGATGCCCTTCTCGTACTCGATTCCCGCGTCGTACTTGTGGTGGCCCCATAGCATGAGCGAGCCCCACGCCAGCAGGAGCACACCGAGCCCTGTTGCTATCTTTGCGCCTAGTGATAAGAGCATGACCATTCCCTCGCGTCTGCACGCTTAGCTAACCCTGGAAGAACGACCCTGACGCCGTGGCGATTTCTGGCCTTATCCCACTTGAAATATTCGGCACACATACCGGCGTAGTCGCCTGCGTTCGTTTTCTTGAGCAGTGTGGACGAGCGCAGTTTTCCGGCACCCACGTTGAAAGTGAAGTCGATCAATGCAGCCCGTTGCCAGTCGTTCAAAGGCACTTCGACGTAGCGAGTTACAGCCGCATCGGCAATGTGCAAATCGCTGATATGCAGCGCATCGCATTCAGCGTCCGTATAGCGGTGGTTCAGAACGATGTCAGGCCCTGTATGCCCATCGCAGACGGTTATTACGTTGCCTGTGTCCCTGTAGGGCACATACCGCCGCCCCTCGAACCATGATCCCATGACGGATGCGATGGCGATAGCCCCCGCTGCGGATACCGCAATCAAGCGACGCTTAAGGACGGGATCAACCATGGGGAGCTTGTTTGGTTACGCGCAGCACGATGCCCACGATACCCAGCACGGCAGTGAGCAGGCCGCACGCGACTGCTTCGACCGGCGTGTGCGGCTGATAAATGGAAACAAGGCACTCGGCTACCGATACGATCACGATGGCCGCCATGGCTCGCACTGAATAGAGCCGGTGCGCCGTGCGCCAGTCGTCGATGAGGTGTTCGCGCAGGCTCATGATGATGACAGTTTGGATTTGATGTAAAAGCCAACAGCGGTAGCCAGCAGTGCCAGCACTGCCCACAATCCCTTCGTCGCCAGTTCTACGCACAACTCTTGATAGAACTTCGCTCGATCCTCGGCCTGCTTGATGATGGCCTCGTGATATCGACGATGACCATCCCAATCGCCTGCCGGGAAGCCCTTATGCAGATCATCGATGCGGCGGATGGCTTCGTCGACTTTAAGATCGGTAATCGCGTGACGTGTGACGTTTTCTCCGTGGCGTGCGTCAAGATCATCTTTCAGCCCCTGGATAGCTGTGACTACTGCGGTTTGATCTGTCATTGGAGGCAACTTTTGGGCGTTAAAAAAGCCGCTCTAGGCGGCTGGCTGTTGGAGTGTCGTCAGCATCACGTAACCTGCGAAGCTGCGATAAAGAGTTGGTCCACTTGCGCGGAGGTGAGCCCGAGCGACTCCGCAGCCGCTTCCAGCGCGGTGTTCGATCGCAAGACGGTGGGAGCTTCATTCCACGCAAGCTGCCCGAGATCCGTTGCGGGGAGCGCGGCGAAATAGGCATTCACCGTGTCGAGCAAACCGGCGTTGAGCAAAGCAACGCGGGCCTGATATCGCGTGACGCTTTGCGGGACGGGCGCGGGCGGAGGCGGATCGATTGGCTGCGTCGTATTCCCGGCCGCGAGCCATGCCTCGTAATCAGCCCACATCCAATTCCAGTTAGGGATGCGGGTCTGCGTGTCGAGATTTACGACCCATGCTGGATCGTCGGTGAGCTTATACATAGGTCATTTCCGAATCGAGTAAGTCGGTCTCGTCCTGTACGTAAATATCGGCACCTCCGCTGGAAACTAGCGAGGCTACCCCATTTTTACTAGTGTTGGGTACTACAGATACCGTAGCCAAATTTGCTGCTGTGCCTCGGCTGATAGACGTTAGTGCTGGCGTAGTCCGCATACTCGGCCAAGATATCGGCCACCAATACGTGACGCCGCCGGTCGGGGATGTTGTACGAGCAGACCATTGAATATATTGGGTATAGCGTTGGCACAAAACTAGTTCAGCGCTAACCGGCCTGGCCTCAAACGGCGTTGCTTGAACCCCCTCTTCGATCTGAACCTGCGTGCACCGAAATTCTGCATTGTTCGTGGCGCACAGACGAACGGAACCGCTCGTACGCAGGAAGTGACTGGCCTGCCACGTCAATGGGCTGGCGGTCTCAAAGTTGGTCCCTGACCCCAAATCAACGTTGAATACCAATCCGGCGTTGTTATTTTTCTTCCAGTTGGTCCCTAACAACGTATCAATCGGCACATAAACAACGATCCGCTGCCACGTTGAGGGAGTGGTAACGGTGAAATTGAATACATAAGATCGGGTTGCCGTGTCATTCGTGATTGAAGCGCAATAACTGCCTGCAACCGTTGCCCATACGCGAAATGACACAGGAATGCTTTTGACGAGTGATGAACCCATGCCGAACTGCGCCGCGTCGAAGCCTTCGATTGCCATTGAAAACTTGTTCTTATCGGTGGATGCTGGTGCTACAGCGGCGTTTGACACGATGCTCAGATAATTGACGCCCAGCGCACCCTCCTGGGTATTTGGCAAATCCTGACCCTGAGCCACCGTGAATTTCGCGTTGCTTCCGACAAACAGTTTTACGTTGTCGAGGGTGAAAACCCCAGTGGTGGGTGTGGCTTGGACAAACGATGTGCCGCGCTGGGCGATTGTGAACCCCCCGTTGCGCATCTTGTTTTTAAATCCCCACGGGCCACCTTTATAGCCCGTGGAATAGAGCGATTCGTAAGCCGTTGCCCCGAATTCCTCTGGACCTTGGCTTGTGACATAGATCGGCCCCTGATCGGTCGGCGGCGCATTGGCGAAGATCTGCAAACCGGATCCGCCGCTTCCGCCGCCTCCTGTCGCTTGGATGCTGTCCTGTGACCAGATTACCGCACCGGTCGAGGTTTTGAGCACGAAGGTGTAAACCTGTGCCTCATCCAGGAATATCACCGCCTCGCCGCGTCCATCCAGGATGATCGGATTGGTGTTCAACGTCGCCCCGGCTCCGTCCTGATAGGTCGGCTTGGGCGTCGTCGTGGTGTTGGCGTACGTGAATAGCTGATAGCCAACAGCGGGGTTACCGCTATTATCTAGCGCGCTAAATCGTGCACTGACGTAAGATGCTGGCATGGTTATTTCTCAATTAAATGGAGCGTCGAACATGAGTGGATTGATTAATCCGAATAAACGGCCCGAAGATACGGATGAACATTTCTTTGACGGATTTTCCCTGTTTGGCGGATTCTTCATAGGCCCAGTGATCTTTATCGCGGCCCTTATGGCGGTCATTTATTTCATGTTTCATGGCCGATGATGCCGGTTCAGGTACGACGCCAGCGAGTTCATTGCCGCTGGTGCCGCGCCTGTGGATAGGGATGATTTGCTGGCAATACGAGCAAGCTGATTCGGGCTTGTCATAAACCGCGCCAGTAGATTCGCTCCCACAGGAGCCGCGAGCAGAGCGCCACCGGTTGCGATATGCCCCGTTGCCAAAGCCCCGGCAATACCACCCCCCAATGAATTGCGAGCGAGTGCTGCGCCTGATCCTGACGGATTGGCGAGGTATTTCGACCCTGTTCGGATGTTGGACGAGACGCCAGCCAAGTTGCTCAACTGATCGAGCAAATCAGCATCGCCAGTGCGACCGAATAACGTCTCGCGCGCGGCGGGCGACATCTTCGCCCAGTTGGTCAGAAACGTATTCGTGCTGAATGCGGCGCCGGTTTCATCCTGATTGCCAGCCGTTGCGCGTCCCATGCGCTGTATTACGGCTGCAGCCAGATCCTTGCGGTTCTCTTTCGGAATGGCGCTTACCACTCGGGCAAGGCGCGTATCGCCATCGGTCGAGCCGGATAGCGCCGCCTGGAATACTTTCTCCGGCGTATCGCCACCGGCAACCGTGCTCAGGTCATCCAAGCGCCCCATCTGCGATTTGGTGAACTGGTTGGCCCACTTCCACGCCGATGTGGCTTCCGGTCCCGCTTTCTCCGCCGCATCGCCTAAGTCATCGGACAATGCACCGTAGAGCGCCTTCCACTTGTCGCGCGGCACGTCGCTTGTGAAATTGGTGTTGTCAATCTCGTTGCCCACCAGCGTACGCAGCTTCTTGATGGATTCGTAAGGGAGCGTCGGCGGTGCATTCGCGGCCTCGCCAGACAGGCGCCACCCGTACGGCTTGGGAGTGCTTTGCAGGTCCGATGCTAGCGCTCCCTCGATGCCCTGGATCTTGGAATTCTTGAACATGGCCGACAGCGCGGGCGCACCTTCAATATCCGAATTCAGCACAGCGAGAGCCTCCTTCGTCCTATCTACTGAAATCGGCGTGTCTTTCGGAATGAACTGATCCAGCGTGTTGTAAAGCTTCGTCTGAATGTCTTTGACGCCAGCCTTGAAGCCCTGCAATCCCTGCGTGACGGATTCGCCTGCCTCTACAGTGCCAGGGCTGGGCGTGAGGCGGTTGGTGATCGCATCCACCGTATCGCCAATCTGGCCGGTCTGCGCTTTGGCGGCGCGGTTCATGATGCCGGTAGCGCCTGGGGTCTGCGCCAACGTGCTTTCCAAACCCTGCGCCAAGCGGTTCTGTGTAGCCTGCCCAATCGTGGGTGTCGTGCCTGCATCCTTGAATGAAGCGATATTGGCGAGCATGTTTTGCCGCCCTTCCTCACCACCACGCAGGATGCCGCGCACCGCAGCGCCACCCGCCGACGATGCCAATGAAGGCCCAACACTACCGATCAAGGTAGCGGCCATCTGCTGATTGGCGCTACCACCGTTCTCGCGTGTAATCCCGCCAGCACCAGCACCTGTAGCCGTAGAAATAGCCTGCGTTTTTGGTGCTGAAGCAAGCATGTCACCAATGCCGCTGACAACTGGACCCGCTGCTTTAGACAGCGCATTACCGAGCGCCATCGTTCCACCGGTGCCAGCCAATGCGCTTGCCATATCCCCCGCTACCCGTTCTGTCGAATTTCCCGGTGTTGGCAAGCCAGCGGCGGAAAGCGTTGCCCCTACATCAGCTTTCGGAATGTTCGTGCTCAGCACAGCATTCGTGCCGCCGATAGCCGCATTCGTCAGCGCTTCCGGGATAGCCGCCAGCCCTTGAATGCCAGCGCGCGCGGTTAAGCCTACCTGCCGCCCGATGCGATCTAGGAAGGAAGGTGCTTCGGGAGTCGCCGCAGATGGTGCGTTATCGAATTGATCGAACGGGTTTGGCGATGATGCGGGTGCCGTAGGCTCAGGTCCTTGACCGCTGATATTCACATGGTAGGAGCCGCCTGAACCCATTCCATCAGGCGGTGTGGTGCTCGGTGCTGCCGGAGGCGAATTGTCGAATTGATCGAATGGATTAGGGGCTTTGGCGGCGTCCGCAGACGGTAGTATCGCAGCAGCGATCCTGTCGCCCACATTGCCTGATTGACGAACGAGATTGGCTGTTGCGGCCACCTTACGCACATAATCAGGGTCTTCGGCATAGCCGCCGTTCTTCAAGCCTGTCGCAAATGCGTGGGCATCGTTGCCCGTATTCAATGCGCCCGCATAGCGTTTGTTACTCAGCAGATCGACATAATCCAATCCAAACTCTTCTGGACTGGCGTATTTTCTGTACTTATCAACGCTACCGTTTTGATTGTCGGTCGCCTGAATACCGCCACCAGACGTGTCCTTTATATTGCCGAGGTTGTTTGTGCCGGGTACAACATGCTGCCCCCACCCGCTTTCCAGCCCAAGTTGTGCAATGACGGATTCAGGAGCGACGCCAAGCGCTTTGCCAATCTGCTGCGCCAGTGGCGTGTACTGGGCGATGAATGCGTCACGGTCAGCCATCTATTGCCCCAATACCGCGCTTGCCGCGCCTTGCCCATATTTCTCATCAAAGCGGGATGCAATCGATGGATTTGCTTTCAGGTACGCGATTGCCGCAGGCGGTGCTTGCCGAGGTGCGGCAGATTGAGCCGGTTGTGCCGTAGCGTTTGCGGGCTGACCATGACCATAATCAGCCTGATATGCCGCAGCCAATCGCTGTTTGGCCTGCGCCGCGTGATCGATGATGGTCTGAAGCGATTGCTTCATCTGCTCAGGCGATTGCTTCGTATCCAGGGAGGCAATCTGCTGCTGGAATAGCTTTTCTTCGTAGTCGGAGACGCTACCGACTGCGCCCCCAGTCTTGGACGCCGCGCGCATGTCCTGCATGGCTTGAAAGCCGACACGAGCCGCGATGCTGCCCATCTTGGCGCTCAGATCGGCTGCACTGCCGCCCGGAGTATTAGGGAACATTCCTTCCATGCCAGTGATCTTGCCCAAGTCAGGCGAATTCATCACGTCAGTGGCAGTTTTCGCAAGGTTATCGAGCGAAATGGAGGTAGCGTCGAGACTAGATTTCGCTGCTACACCGGCCTGCCGTTGCTTGATCTGCCCTTGTTGAGCGGCAACGCCCTTAGCACCCATCAATTGACCGGGAACGCTGGTAGTTCCGGGTACGGCTGCGGGCTGACCAGAAAAACCACTTCCAGTGCCCGGCATCGCGGTGGCCGATGGTATTGCGCCCGGATCGGCGGCGACAGGTGAGGCGGCCGTTTGCACGCCTGGTGCTTGAATGGGTGCCGTCGTATTATCTTTCGGGTTGTAGCCCACAAATCCTGACGGTGTATCGAGCGGAGTGAGCGCAGGATGGTCGACCTTCTGCTTATCGATATCGATCTTCTGCTGGCCTTGTCCAAGCGTTGCAGTCTTATAGTTCTGGTCGAACTGCTCTTGCTGAGTAAGTGTGCGCTTCAACGCCGATTGAATGAACGTAGGATCATAGGCCGTTGGAAGCTGCGAAATATCGCCGCCCGACTTCTGAAATTCTGCCTTTGCTGCGTCATAACTTGGCTGGTCATGCACGCCTTGCAGCAGTTGAGCTTGCAGACCAATGCTCGCCTTCGCTACTTGATAGTGCTGCAACTTCTGCTGGTTGGCATTGGTATCCTGCTGGCTCGCCGCAGAGGCATACGCCAGAGCCTTATCTGGCGAGATTTTCGCCACAGAGCCAAGCGCGGCCTTATTAATCGTGCCGTCAGAATTAAATAGCGTTCCGCCCTGAGCAAGAGCAGCCAACTGATTCTGTTGGCCCATCTGCGTTTGCTGCTGCTGCAATTGGCCTTGAGCCGACTGCAATTGCAGCGATTTCAGTAAGACGTTTTGCGGGTCATCAATCTTTGGCGCGACTCCGGCCAGGGGGATTGAGGTGTCAAGTTGAGCCATTTCGATTCCCTAGAAAGATGTGCCGTTGGAGGCGCGGTACAAACTACCCGCTTGCGGCGTAAATGCGGCGCCGAACGTGTTGATACCGTTGCTATTGGTGAGATAGCTGTTGAGTGCGTTGGTGGAAGTGCCAATCCCGGTATTGATCGCGTTCGCGGCGCCCACCGTTCCTGCCGCCGATGCATTCGCGCCTGCGTTCAAGTTGCTGCTTACCTGATTGGCGTAATTGGAGTTCACGCCAGCGATCGAAGATGCTGCGGCCTGACCGGTGCTAGCCAGTGCAGCCAGCTTGTTATAGGTGTTGGTTTGACCGGTGTAATAGGCATTCGCACCCGTGTTGTACTGGCTTTCGTTCGCGCTCAAACCAAGTTGATAATTCTGGTTGTGCAGGTTCGCAGCGTTGTTATATTCCTGCGAGGCGCTGTTCTGCGAATAGTCGGAAAGTGCCTGTAGCGCACGTCCCGAATTCAACCCACCAGCAGCAGCCGCCGACTTTTGAAGCTGCTGCGTGCCTTGATTCAATCGGAACTGATAGCCGTCATTGGTCGGTAGATCGGCGCTCGTGAACGGCGTGTAAGCCTGATATGGCGTGTAGGCTTGATATGGCGTGAGTAATGAACCGTATTTCGGGTCGTTCGAGGCGGATTGTTGTTGCTGCTGTTGCTGAGCAAGTTGCGCCTGCACCGCCGCATCGAGCCCCGTCTGATCGACGCCACCCGCCGATCCACTCGGAGTGCTCGTGGGCGATAACCACGTCACGCCACCATTGCCGTCGCTGCTGTCGAATTGAGCGGCGAAACCGGGTTGACCAGTGGCAGGATTGATGCCATAGGTATACGAATTGGCGCGCCCCAATGTCTTCTGATCTTCCGCGCTCAAATCGCTAGCCTGCGGAACGCCCGCCGTCCCTTGCGTCGTGTATTTCGGCGTTAGCTGATCGCGGATCTGTTGTTCGGTCAGCATTTGCGGGGCGGATTGTCCACCAGCGCCACCACCAAGCCCGAGGTAATACAGCAGCGCATTCTCGCCGGTGTTGCCGGCATTCATGTACGGCGTCAGGTTCTGCTGATTCTGCGCGTGCTGCTGCTGCTGAACCTGATTCGCGTCTTTGGCGGCTTGTTCTTGAACCTTGGCTGCGCCACTGGCTGCGTCTGCGGACATGGAAGCGCTTGCCATCCCCGCTACGGCGGTGCCCACTCCTACGGCTGCTGCGACCATATCAATCTCCCAACATCTTGCTGTACGTCGTTTCGACGTGATGAAAGCCGAGCGCCTCAAATAGTCGAGACGCGTCCTTGTGTGCTTTTGAGCCGACGAACCAACGCTGTACGCCGCGCCGCTTCAATTCTTTCTCAACTGCTTTGAACAGAATCACGCCACCACGTGCGCCGCGACGATCAGGGCGGATAAAAAATATATCCATGTGGCAGGTTAGGCAGGTTTGGTAATGCAGCCCCGGCGCGATGAAGCCGATGAAGTAGCCCACCAATTCGCCAGCATCGCGCAAGGTGACAAAAATGAGTTCGCCGCGACGCTCACGATCAATGTAAACGGGGTATTGCGGATCAAGTGGCACCGTGTCTTGGTTGAGTGCAAGCTCCGCGTAATGCATCGGTAGAAGCGTCTTCAGTTCGGGCAACCGCTCTTCGAACGATTCAATGCAGGGCGTAAGCATTAGCGTGAAGTCCTCACGTCGACCACCATTGACCAACGCTCATCGGCGCTGTTGTTTGTCACTTCATGCTCAAGTGCGTTGTTGAACCAAAATACGTCACCGGTGACCATGTTCATCGTCTCGTCGGCGCATCGAATGACGGCACCTGGCAGGCCTTGGAGAACGACGTGAAACCGTGTGTAGTACTCGCAATGCGCAGGCGTATCGGCGTGCGCAAAGATGCGCCCCCCCGGCATGATCTTGTTAATCATCACGCGGCCCAAACGCTCACCCGCAACGCGAGTCATCAGGTTCATGACCATCGGGCGCGCTTCGTGCAGGAGCTTGTATGGCGGGTAATCGATGCTTTCGTGCATGTCGTGCGTTTTGATGAATTCGTCCGCTTCGGCTTGCGTTTCCTTCACCGTTTTGACCGGGAAGCGCAGCATGATCGTTTCCACCTGGCCGAACGGTCCCTGCGGGTAGTCACGCAGGTACGTATCTTCCTTCCACAACTCAGGCCGACGCGCAATTGCCATAACGAGCGGCCCCGTATCCAGGCCACGAGCCAGGACGTTGAAATGCTTCATAGTGGTTATCTCGGGAGGAAATTAAGGGTTGGCGCAGCGGTATAGGTGACTTTCACCGAATCGCCTGCGCTTATGGGGATGATCTGGCCGGTGGCCGGTGTGATGGCGTAACTTGCAGCACCGCGAATGAGCGCGACAGCGGACACCGTTCCGCCTGCGATATGCAGGCTTCCAGCGCTCGCAGCAACATAAGTGAATGGCGATGCACCGGTAGCAACGGCGGACGCGTCCTGAGGCGACCTAGTGCCTCCCTGAAGCTGCCCAATAGCGCGCATGATCGATGCGAAGAAGCGAAGATAGGTAAGCTCGGGCACCATCGTGGCGGCTATCGGCACTTGGCCTTGCGGTGCTTGAACCTGATAGGCATCAGCCATTACGCCACCTCCGCATACGTGCCGAGGATTACGACTTTCACTGGGTCGGTGACGCTGATTTCCCACACGCGGTTTCGACCTTCGCCGCAGAAATCCCACTTTGCACGGTGTCCGTATTTGCCGATCTTGCCCATTGATGCTGTGCGACGCTTACTCCACGTGTGTCCACCATCATTCGAATAGCGCATCATCATCTGCGGCGAGCTACCTTGTCCGTCGACCAGTCCCACACCGGCCTCGATCGCCACCTGAAACGATGCGAAGGTCAATAGCTGCTGGTTTTTGCTGACGGTCTGACCAGCACGGAGCCGGTAGATCGTCGCGCCGTCATCGGTGAAGTTATCCAAATCCAGCGCATAGAGCCGACCATTCGCGTAATCGCCCACGATGCATTTACCGGCGAACGCCGCGTAGCAGTTGGAGCGATGGCGAGAGAACAGGCCGGTGACGCTATCGAACGAAGGACGTTCGGACCATGCCTGTGTCGTCACGTCAAACACCCATGTCTGATTCCCCGATGGGAAGTTCAGCACGTAGAAATTGTGGCCCTCCTGCCGGTAGGCATAACCCACGGCGTCCGCAATCGTGCCCGTCCTCGCCATTTCAGCAATGGCATGCTCTACGCCGTAATTGGATACACGCCTGGCAACGTAGCCATCGACACGGACCACAATTCCTTGACCTGCATCGTCAGCGGATAGCCACATCAGGCCGTTATCGATCTTCGTCACGCTATAGGGCGCGCTGCATCCCTGCTGAATGAAGGCGTTGCCGGCAGACAGAAAGCCTTGTGAGTCGGCGATAAAAATCTCGGTCGTCAGCGAGCCAACAAGATACAGCTCCCCGAGGTTCACTACATGCGACACGATAGGATCAGGCGATTTCTCAGCCGACGCAAAGTTCAGCCCCGGCCATGAGGTAATGTCGTTCAGTGCAGACCATGAAAACTGCTGTGTATTGGGCGATTCAACGATGAACTGATCGGCCAGATAGGTAATGTGCTTGGCACCGGATGGCAGCAGCGGATCGGCAATAACCGCGAACGTAGATGAGGGAAAATCGTAGTAATAGCCGCGATCACCATCCACGAGGCCAAGTTGCGTCTCGCTGTAGGCCATCGATACCGGACCCGTCGAGGTGGCAAGACTGCCAATATTGACCGCGTTAAAGCTCGAATCAACCCGATAAACGACGCTTCCGGCCACCACCCACAGAAAGCCGTGAAATACCTCGGCGCCACGCACCGGAACGTTGCCGTTGGGGAATTGCAGCAAGCGAGTAAGCCCCGGCGTGCCGAATAGAGCGTTTTGCGCGCCCTTCCCTGACCCCGGTTCCAGGTATAGATTCACACACCGCTGCGCCGACAGATTCAGGCTTCGTGCTTCGTACGCTTGGCCGACGAACGGCAGCGGAATGACGTTCTGACCGCTCATCCGATACCCGACAAGATGTTGAATCGACCGCTGGTGTCGATGCCGATTGGCATATCGAGCACGGGCGTCTGGTGGTTGCTGCGTTTCAGAACACGGCGAGCATTGGCACCTATCTGGATGGTGACGTTCGACAGTTGACGCCCTGGGGGCAGCAATTCCACGGCCAGCGAGTATTCCATCGCCTTACGCGCACCCGGAGCCAGAGGATAATCCGTTTCAACGTCTACGAACTCGATCAACTGCTGCGCAAGCGGAAGATGCAGTTCCAACAAGCCAGCAGGCACGGGGAACAGGTAAATCGTCCCGGATGGGTACCCACGGTTATAAAACAGTGCGCTCGGGTAACTCGACGGCGCAGTTTTCAGTTGAATCTGCTCATACTGAATCTGTTGGATGATATCCATCGGATAATCAATCCCGCTGGAACGACAAAACGCGCCTTCTTCTACTTTCTGCGGCACAGGCATATCGATCTGCATGCCCGGGCCAATCGTGACGCTTTGCTGACCCGGCGTAAGTTGCAGAATCGACTCAGCTACCGTGGACACGTACAAATCCTCAGTGCGCCACGAGTCGATCATGGAATTGAGTACGCCTAAGGCGTCGGAAATCAACTCGCCGTCGAGCGATTCGCCCAACGCGCGCGTGCCTACAATCGTGTAGGCGCGGTTGATAATGTCAATTGCTTTTGACATCGTCGATAGCCTTTTGCAGACGCTTCACGCCCCAACGCGGGCCCGGTTCGATGCCGAGGGATTTCGCTTCCTCGATCAATGCATCACGGTTGGCAGTATCTTCCTCGAATGCAGCAGGCGTTTCAGCCCAACCCTCCGATAAATGTTCGTCAACGTCATCCTGAGTGTGCACAATCTTGGCATCCTGCTCAGGGTGATATAGCCATTTTGGTAACTTTTCCATGTGTCTCTCCGAAAGAAACGCCCACCCCGGAAATCCGGGACGGACGGTCTCCTTAGTTGGTCAAGCGAGCGGCAAAGTCCGGCAGCACCAGTGCGGCGCCCCAAACGATGTCAAAACGCGAGATACGACGGTTATTGGTGATATCGAAGCCGCGAACAAAGCGGAGTGACACGCCGTCATACGACGCACGAGAGGCCATATCCATACCGTTCGGCAGATCAAGATCGACCGAGACAAACTGGATGGCGTCTTTGTGCCAGATCAGGTTTTGCGCGTAGGACGTAGCAGCCGTACCCGTCATAACCGTGATCGCGGCATTGTCGGCAGGACGAGCCGTCACGTTCTGGTACGCACCGCCCGCAATGATGGCCGGAGCGATAACCAGGGTGGCGACGCCGGTACCATCGGACAATGCGTTGGCGGTGACCACGAACTCGCGCAAGGCACCCGTCGTTTGCTTGGTCTCAGGATTGACACCAAACACACCAGCTAGCGTAATCACGTCGCCAGCATTCAGGCGAAGTGCAGCAGCAGCCGTCCAGCCATCTGTAGCCAGCGACGTAGTATCGGCGCGCGGGTTATCGGTCGTGCCGGTGTTGATGATGCCTTGGTTGGCACCGTTCACCAGAGGCGTTCCACCCAGCGGCCCGACCGTGTGCACAGGCAAGTTCTGCGACATGAGGAAGTCAACGCCGAGGTTGGTCTTCATCAAGCCGGTCTTGTTCTGATCGCTGACCGTCTTCTGGTCATTGAACAGATTGCCCATGCCGCCCACGATCTTGCTGTTGGCAAGCGGCGTGAGCGCGGCCATGCGATCGCCATCGCGTGGAACAGCCAGGTTATCGAGCAGCACAGCAGCATCCAGAATGTTCTGTGCGGCGTTCGGCACCGTACCAGGCGTACCGGCAAAGCTCGAAATGCCTTTGTAAATCTGCTGGCCGATCTGGTAATCGAGCGTGGCAGCGATCTGCATGCCGGCAGGCTTGCAAAATCGGTTCTTGAAGTCCGCATCCAGGCTTCCGCCGTTACCTATGGCGGTCACCAATTGAACGTCGGACACGTCAAAGTCGATGCCCAGCTCGGGATTGAGCGTGAGCGATACGGTCGGCTCGTTGGCGTCCTGAATGTTGACGGTCGGGCCGCTGCGGGTCGTGAACTTTATAGGCGAGCGGATGGCGAACGACGTACCGGGTTTGTAGCCACCAGAGGCATACATCTTCTGGTAGTCGGTACGCATGTTGCCAAGGAACGTGCTGTTGTTATGCGCGATACGCAGCACTTCGTTGGTGATGAGTTGCGAGGTCTTGAGGGTTGCGGTCATGATGAGAGCCTATGAATTAACGTCGGCCAGACGCCTCTAAGCGGTTCTGCTCACGAATCCATGCTGCCGAGTCGGAAGGGTCAACAGATCCCTTACTTCCCGACGGCTTGACCGTGGATAGAGGCTTTGGTGCGTTGGACGGCTTGGGTTTGGGTGCGGCGTCTAGATCGCGCTCGATGAGGGCGAGACGCCGTATTTGCTGGCGTGGGTTGAGGTCTGCCAATTCGGATGCAAGATCCGGATTCGTGCCAAGGTGATGAATGAGTGCGGCGGGATCGTTAGCGTCCAGAAGCGCCTCCATGAATGGAGTGGCGCGGTTATCGACAAACGTTGGAACCTCTTGCGAGAGTTCCGCGAATACCTTGCCGAAATCTGAAAACTGCTTGGTTCCAGTCGAATTCACACGATCGCACTTGGCGTTGAATTCGCGCACGTCTGCAATAACTGACGCACGGCGGTTTACCTCTTCCTCCGTCAATGGCTGATTGGTTGTTTCCGTCGGCTTTGGGGCGGCTTGGCGGTACTGATCCAACTGCGCTTCTCGCTGATACTTCTCGCGAGTCATGCGGCTGATGCGCCGTTCAAGCGCCTTTGATTTATTCTCAGCGTCTGCGGCCTTTTTCTCGGCTTCAGTTAGCTCAGGAGGTTCGCCTTCGGTGTTGTCGGTATCCGCGTTACCGGGTTGTTCAATCGCGGTGTCAGCCAGTGTGTTTTCCGTCTCCAAGGCAGGTGCGACGTTCAGTTCAATGTCCATAGCTCTCAGCTAAGTAGGTCATGGCGAAGCCCCGCCAAGTGGGTTTGAATTGGGCGTAAAAAAACCACCCGGAGGTGGTTGTGGTGTTGGGGGTTGCATGCCCGGAGGCATTCCAGGCGGTGCGCCAGGCGGTGGTCCTGGCGGCATGCCCTGCGGCTGGATGCCCATTCCGGGCGGCGGCATCGGAGGTTGTCCACCACCTGAATCTGCTGGCGTGCTAATCGTGTCCATCACGACGCGCGCGGCCATCTGTGCGATTTCCTGCGGATTGAAGTCGCCCTTCATGGCGGTAAGGCGCGCTGTCTCGGCGGAATACCACGCCAGCTTCCGGTCCTCGGCAGCGCTGTATTGCTTGCCCATTTCCTTGACGGAGTCGGATTCGAGCTTTTGATTGGCCTGCTGAAGTTGCTGACCCATTTGCTCGATCTGCTGCTTCATCTGCGCCATCTGCGCTTGCACGGCTGGCGGAATCTCGGTGTCGCCCTGCTCGATCGCTTGAACCTGCGGCGGCGCCATAGCGAGCAGCATGCGGCCGATCTTCTCGGCGTTCGGCCAGTCCTGCATCTTTGCCCACTCGGGGCCAAGCACCGCCATCAATTGCGGGCTGGTTTGCAGAATATTGCCGATAGCTTCGGCAGACTCTTGCCGCAGGGTGGAATAGCTTGGGCCAGCCTGCACGCGTACGTCATAGGTACCGACGCCTGGATTGATGACTACCGGGCCAGGTTGGCCGGGAGGCGGCTTTGTGATCGCCCGCGGATGATTCGGGTCTATCGTTACCTGATCGATCTTGCCATCATCACCTGTGATGTGCGCCTGGCGCTTGGTGTCGTAGACGATTGGCACCATGTCAACGATGATGCGGCCAAGCTGCTCGATAGCGCGTGCTTGGTTGTCAACGTAGTGGAAGTTAGCGGTGTCGCCCTGGCGCTCATCAGCCTGCTTGGCCCTGCCTGAGACGGCGTTGCTCGGTGCGCCCAGGCTCGAGCGATACATGCCGATAGAGGCTTGCACGTCCGCCAGTGCTAACTGCCCGCCCTCGATAAATGCTTGCGACATGGCTGGCGGTTGCTGACGCTCAGGCCTCGGAATTGGATTGCCTTCACCGTCTACGCCGTTGAACGGCAAATAGGCACGGTTTGACGTGTTAGCGCCGCGCCATTCATCCTCGAAGTTCTCGAACGCCCGGATATCACCCACGAATGGAGCTTTCGGCTGCAACGCGACCTGCTCGATGTAGGAGGTGCGCTCGTAGTTGTACGCTTGCTGCGCGTCACGCATACGGCGGGTCATGCCGCACAGAAAACGCTCGCCCTCGATCCATAGCTCGTCGCCCAATACAGGGATCAGCGGAATATAGACGCTCGGGAAATTCGTTTCCTCAAGGATTTCTTGACCATTCAGCTTGCACCACTTGACCGTGACTTTCTCCGCAGCAAAATTACCCAATCGAGCCGGGTGCGTAGCTGTCATCGGGTCAGGCGGCAATGCCCAATATTCTTCCTCGCTTACGGGCTGCGGCGTGCCATCCTCACCAGCTACCAATATCTGGTTCGTGGAGGTGCGCTCTTTATAGAAATATTCGCAAATGCGGATCGTGTCCTTGCTGCACCAGTCATCACGCGATGAACTGCCTTCCCATGCAACAGGCTCTGCGTCCGGGTATTCCTTCTCGAACGCCTCCCGCGTCATCTTGCTTTCGACAAATCCCCAATCGGCGTCAGAGCCGTCAGGTTCCATGGAGTTGGGATCAATCACCACCGAGAGCGGGTCATGCACGCGCTTGATGCGGATTTCCTGCTCGTTCTTCTCGGTGTTCACCACCTCAGTCACTATGCGAATCCAGCCTAGGCCAATACGGGCAGCGTATTCAATAGCAGTGTCGTAGGCGATTGAGGCGCGAGATTGATACTCGATATGCCGGATCAATCCCTCGAGCCTCAGCGCTACATCAACGTCGGCACCGTCAGCAGTAGGAATGACCTTGATGCCGGGCTTGTTCTGCCGGCTGTCGTTGACCACCTGGGCAATGTATTGATTCGTCTGATCGAATGTCAGGCAGGGCCGCGCACCGTTGGCGTTTGATGCGCGCGCAGTGCGTATAGCCGGATCCCATTGCTGCGGATCCGCAGGGTTGGAGAATTTTAGATCCTCCACCATGCGATCACGGTTGTCCTTGAACGCGTCTTTGCCGTCGCTGAACCGCTGCTTAGCGGTAGCGAGCGTGTCGTCCTTGTCGTCAGCCACGGATTACCCTTGCGCCTGAACAGGCAACGTATCGCCGAGGATTATTGCTTCACCCACGCGGATTCACCGGTCATGGACGTCCCGGTATAGGTGAACGTTTTGATCCACGTGTGCACGCCGTCTGTGCATGTGTCGGTATCCAGCGCACCATTAGGGCCAGCATACGTATATACATGCTTCAATGAGTCGGGATCGAGCGGAAACTGGCCCGTTGAATCGATCACTTGGTTCTGGGTTAATACGGGCATGGTTGTTCCTTTTTAGGCCGCCATCCAGCCGAGGGATGATGGTTCTTCGTGCACTTTTGGTTTAGCCTCTTTCTTGGGTTTGACGATGCCAGGGAATAAGGCAGTGATGGCCCATATCAGCGCGTCTGCACGGTTGGGCGACGATGCGCCTGTGTAGCCAAAGGTCGAGAACGCGATGAGTTCGTCCTCAAGATCCAGGTAGTTGCCGACGTGGCGCACCTTGCCTTGCTCGTACAGGGCTGAGATTGGCTCGGCACGCACAGCCTTGCCGCGCGTAGCAGTGACAGCGCGATATGGCGTCCTGGCGCGCGCGGTCTGGATGGTGAATTCCACCATTGCACCACCGTAGTTCGTCTCACCTACAACAACATCAGCATTCCAGCGGTCATAGGCATCCGTGGCGATCTTGCCCCATGTCGCAGGGCCAGCCTTCACGGTGCAGTCTTCGAGCAGGTAGGCATTGCCATCTGTTCCTAAGCCAGCGACGACGATGCCAATCGCATCGTTATCCGCGTTATCCACATCGCCGGATCCAGACGGGTCGACAGCAACGACAATGCGTACCATGTCAGGCAGTTCGCCACCAATGATGCGGTATTGCTCTATGTTCTCTTCGGTAAATAGCTGGTTTGGCGTGGCATCAGCAAACTTGCCGTCCATGAACCGGGCGCGCAGACGAGCACCCATCGAGCGCAGCGTTTCCAGATAGCCGGATGTAAGATTTTCGGCGTTATCCATTGGGTTAATCTGGAAACTGGCGTAGTTGTCGGGGTTGGGATTGGCCTGCTTGGAATCGGGGTCCGTCTTCTGGCGGAATACCTTGTACGACCAGTGCGCCTTCGATGGCGGGTTGCAGTCGTAATACACGCGCGGCGTCAGTTCGGTGTCGTCGCGGCCTTTGATCTTCTGAATGGCCTTCTGTGCGAGCCGGGTTAATGCAACACCTACGCTCGCCCACGGAATCTGACTGCATTCGTTTAGGTAGATGGTGACGAACTCCATGCCGAGAATCTTCTCGGTGCGCTCCTTGTCATCCAGCCCACCGAACCAAATCTCGCTCTTATTGGGCAACGTGGCGAACCAATCTGTTTTGTTGATATGCGCTTCCACGCCTGGGAATGCTAGCGCCATTACTTTAGGGAACGTGTCCATGATGATGGACGCCTTGATGGCATTGAATCGAAATCGCAGGATGGCGTGACGTGATCCAGGAGCTTTCAACGCACGCAGTACAACGTTGCGCACGAGCAGGAATGTTTTACCCGAGCGTGAGCCGCCGAACAGCATGACGTGCGTAGCAGCACCGGCCAGGATGCGTTGCGCTTCCTGTTGCTTGGCGTTCAGCTTCATATTGCCTCGTCTATGTCCGAGACAGCGAACATGACCGGACCCCCACCCTCACCCGTAACCTGTAACGGTAGGAGCTTGGGATAGATCGATCCCCAGAACACACGTTCGTTGGCGGGGTCTTCTTTCGCCCACTCTACGAGGCGCGTTGCACCACCCAATTGCTCAGCAGCCTGGGCAATTGCGTCTTTGGCTGCGATGGTGGTTTTGTTCTGCAAACCCTTCGGGCGACCTGGCCCAGGTTTACCGGCAAAGAAAGGTTTTCCACCCGTTTTAATTACGGGCGAGGCCTTCGGTGCTTTGGTCATGCTAAAGCTGTCAAACGTCCGCTTTCTTGCCGCGCAGATAGGCACGGATCTTGTCCACCAAATGCGCAGGCAGGCCTTCGAGGATCACCAAATCTGCCTCGATCTCATCGAGCAAGTTGCGCCTCTCGGCCTTAGCTTGCGCAACAGGCACAGTGGCAACGGTCATATCCACTGCGGGAGCGGGATACGGTACGACGACGGAGCCGGGCTGACGCGTTTGGCTGGCGGGGTCGGCGGGATCGAGGTCGGGGTTGGGTTCGGACGCAACCGGCTCGCCAGATTCAACAACCGGCGCATCGGCTACAGGCGCAGTCGGCGCATCGGGCATCAGTTCGACCGATTGTTCGGTGCTAGTGGTTTCGTCCATCGCTCTCTCCGGGCATAAAAAAAGCCGCCATCCCCTGAAAGGATGCGCGGCAATTGAAAAGCCCCGGCCGATTTCTCAGACGAGGCTCAAATTTTGGAGGCTATTCGGCCTCTGTGCGGATTATCGGAGGGTTGCGTCATTTTTGCAACCTTTTCCAACAACTCCCGCTGCGCGAATGCCGTTTGCAGGAGAATCCGAGCCTCCTGCCACGCTTCGAGCAATTGGTCAGGGCTCATGCGTGCGTTGCCCCACACATGCGCGCCTGAGCGGTTTGCAGCGTGCAGCTCAACGGCCACACGCATCTGCCATGTTGGCAATGCATCTACACATGCCTCAACCGATTTGGCGATGATGCGATGGATTGCTCGGTCCGCCGCGTCCGCTGCGTCTGAGTCGTCGTGGTAGACGTTCCCGGCGTTGTTTTGCGTATCCCTGAACATGGGCGAGCACTGGCCCGTTCCGAGGTTTGGCCGATAGGCGCACAGGGACGGATACCAGAACCGGATCAAAAGATCCTCGACCGGATCGTGATCCTCAAATGGATTCGGTGTCATTCCCCCTCCCCCTCGATGCATCCATCCCACCCGTCGCGGGAATCCTGCCAGATGCAATAGCCACATATGGCAATAACAAGCATGACCAGCACCGTCAAAACACCGATTCCGTAATTCAAGATTTCTCCCGTTTTATTAACAAACAGCCCCACACTAAAACGAACAGCGCCGCGAGGACGGCCCCGACCATGTCGCTATACGTCCGATCAGGCACAACGCCGTGGAGTAGAAAATCCAATCTGGTGAATATCTGCACGGCGCAAAATATGCAGATCGCGAGCACGAAGGTAATCATCGCGAATCACCACCCTCAACCCATCCGCGCCCATCCCCCGTCACGCTCATCATCGGCGGCTGCGCAGCCCGTGCACGAGCAGCATTGACCATGAGCAGCCCCGCGCCGAATTTGAGCGGCCTGAATGCTGGCGGTGTGCGGGCCTCTGTTTTGGGCATCGCCGCTTCCGCAGCCAATCGAGCCGAACGTGCCGCTGCTCGATCCCTGGCGATCCTCGCAGCACGCCCCTTTACCCACGCCTCCATGGCCTCATCCGGCGAACAGGCTATGCGCCTCACGCCATCCCCTTCGGCTACGTACTTTCCGGTGGCGGTCTTGCTGATGATTGGTGTCATTTTCCCTCTCCTATTTGATGCACACGCACCCTCACACTCGGCTCGTCCGAGTAGCGCTTACACATATCGATGTTCACGACCTGGCTGTCGTCCTTCCAAACCACGCCGTTCAACGCGTCGCAAATCATTTTGATAACGTTGTCTGCGTCAGGCTTTCCGGTGGGCAGCGACTCGCCAGTGCGCGCCGCCCGCTGCTTCTTGCCCGACCACGATGCTGGGATTTGCAGCGCCACATTCATGACCAGTCGCACCGGGCCGGTAATCAGCGGACGCCCTCGCATCGCCTGAGCCGCAAACAGCTTGACGACGCCCTCATAGTTCACCGTCTTCTCAGGGGCGTACATCATGGCCTGCCCGTTTCGGCTACCGATCCGTGGACGACCCTTCGCCACCGGCTGGCCGGGAATGGTGAAAGACACCATTTCGACGGTTTGCGAATCTGTGCAATCTGCCTTCAGCGTCCCCGCGTTCGGATCGAGGGCGATTTCGGTGTGGTCGGTCATGCTTCGTCCTTTTCGGATTCGAGTTGCGGCACCGATTGATCCAGATTGGTATGTACGCGGGTGAAGCTGATCGTCGGCTTGTCAGAGCCGTTCTCGAGCACCTTCTTGGCGACCTCGGGATTGCCAATCAGCACCGGGGGATCTGACGGAAAGCCCGACTGTGCATTCTGAGATTCGGCAATGCCAACCAGCGCGTGCGGATATTCACGGACATCGTTGCGCGCCTTGAAGCCGCGGTATCGGGCCTCAAACTCATTGCGTATGAACGGCCATTCCTTCTCTTCTTTCGTGCCTAGTGCCACCCATCCGCCCATTTCCTGAATCACCGCGTGAATGATCGGGTCATCAAATGCCACCGTGGCGTAGGTGCCGATCTGCCGGATGCCCTTGTCGACTTTCGCCCAGGCCACCAGCGCGGAATCCTTGGTAGACCCCTGGAGCATCTTCACCACGTCGGCAGGCTTTGGCATGAACTGGCCGTTATCCGGGTTCACGCAATGCCGGTTCAACGCGTCTGCAACGGCTTCGTAGTCGAATGGCGTTGCCGCTTGCCACCAGACGTTCAGCGCAAACTCGGATGTATCCTGTCGATAGAAGGCGAACACCGCCGCGATCAGTTTCAGGAACTTGGGTTTTTGGTCGGGGGTCATAGCGAATTCCGTAACATGCGTTCAACTACGGCTTGGTTGCTGGCTTCCAGGGCCTCTTGCTTGTTCATGCCTGGATGGGCAGGACCAGCGCGCGACTGAACCCATGAGGCGTCGAAGGATTGCCAGCCACGCTCGATGCATTTCCTCAAAGCGTTATCAACGCTCAACCCTGCGATATCGGCCTCACGTCTGATTCCAGCCATTGCGAGTTCGGTCAACGGGGCGCGCTTGCTTTTCCGGATTGAAAGAAATTCGTTTGCAGTTTGGGAAGCGACACCAAACTTTTTCAGGTCGGAAACCGAGAGCGACGAAACACGCGCAGCGGGTTTAGGTTCTTTCTTTTCTGTTTTCTTATCTTTATCTTTCTCTTTATCTTCTTCTTTATCTTCTTCTTTATCTAGCGTGACACTGCGTGACTCATCGTGACATTGCTGATCGGCAGGTTCGGAGCCTTGCAAACGAGCACGCTCACGTTGCTCCCTTTTCCTCTGTGCAGCGGACTTTGCCCCGGTAGATTCGTCGCCAGAGTCCTCTCTTTTAGGCTGGCGGAGTTCCCATCCTGACAGCCTAATGCCATCCAAAACGCGACCTTGCATCGCGGCCAAAATCGCCTTGATAACCTCTTCTGTCACGTCGAGTGCGCTTGCTAAATCTTCGTGCGTGACAGTGGCGTGACCGCGCGTGACGTTGCGTGACGCGTCCACTAGAAGGTGCAGATACACCGAAAGCACAAGCGAAATCGGCTGGTTCGCGATTCGAGCAACGGTCCGCCATTTCGGATCGTTGGGCATGTCATGCCAAAGGCGGAGCCATTGATTCGACATGGGCTAGTCAACCAGCATTGAGACAACGTTCGACTGAGGGCCCACCTGGATCGACGCGCGCAATGCAGCTTGTTCGCGGTTAAACGCATCTTCTTGGACATCAACCAAATGTTCGAAATCTGGATCCATCCATTTGGCTTGGGTATCGAAAGAAGAAAGCGCCCAATAGATTTCACGTGCCTGGCAATGGAAGAATTCTCGATTGGTTGCGATCCGCTCATTCACCATCATCTGATGGGCGTCAGACTCAACCTCCTCCATGTTGTCGACAGCGATAAACATCATCACCTGAAATGAACAAGGGACGGATGTCGAATTACTCAACTCGTCCGCTCTTTTAAAGGGGCTGCGTTCAGTCATCCCAATCTTGTAGACATTGGGCATGTAGGGGTTGCTTAATGCGTAGACGAATCCTTGTGTCATACCTCTTCCTTATCCCGAACCGTTGACCAGCGTGTGTAGGCCCACTCCCAAACGGCGCGTTTGGCCTCTTTGGTGAGCGAGAATCCTTGATCCAACTCGGCATGGCATCGCGCGCAGCCGGGTACGGTGTATATGTCCTTTGCCTTGATGCCCATGCCCTTCCCGTATTCCGCCCAGTTAGCGTGGCACGGAACGACCGTTTCCGATTCACCGCGGCATACGCCAGTGATCGACAGGAAGCACGATTGCCCCTTGCAGGCGTTCAGATAGGCTTTGTCATGGCCCGGACGAGCTTTGCGTGCACGACGCCGCATAGGCGTACGTGCCATGGGTGTAGTTCGCAGGAGCGCTGAGCGCTTCATGCCGCCACCGAATGAAATTCAACGCCCAGGTCAGCACCGAAGGCTTCGATCTGCGTGATGTATTGCGCCATGCCCTTGACGGTTAGCTGCGTGGTGCTGCCCACCAGCACGCGCTGACCAGCAGGGGTGATATCCCACTTGCGATACCCTTCCCTGCACAGCGCAGCATCAAACCCTTCCGGCAAAAACAGCAGCTTGAAGTGTTCGTGCCAAATATCAGCGGTAAAGGCGCGCCCGGACACATAGGCCTGCTCGGCGATGTCAGCCAAGGGGCCAGCCCACATCAAGTCATTCTGCAAACGCTTGCGAGGCTTGACCACCTCGCGCACCACAATCTCAAGCGGATTGGATGAGTCGAGCGGCAGATTCATCGCAATCGACATCAGCGCGTCTCGCTGCGTCTCTGTGCGCAGTAGGATCTTGCGTTCGGTAAAGGGCTGGCGGTCCATCAGTGCCTCGTCTCGTGTTCGTCCTGCGCCCGCAGCAGTCCAATCATTTCGAATGCCTCGCTAAGCTCTGGATTTTGTATTTCCAGCCATTTCATTGCACGCAGAAAGGCCACCTCACTATCTCTAGCGCCCTTCGGCAAATCTCGGCATGCGTGCCGGATAAGCTCTCGCGCTTCTGTCTCGTTCATGCAATCCTCTGCGAGATAAGCTCTTCCATGATGGTTAATTTTCCTAAACGATTCAGGTATTGCGCCACCGCGTAATTACCCACTGCGAGATTGAAATCAGCAATGCAAGCGGGCGGTAAGTCCAAGCGCTTCTTGCCCTGCCGATCCAGCGGATTACGATTTAAGTAGCTGCTGACGTGGGGTGCATACAAACCGCATAGTTCTCCCAACGTCGATTGCGTCATGTTCTGGCGCGACCTGTTCTCCCATCCGAGCAAGACTGCATCGCGATACGTCTGGCACTTCGCGATTTCACTGGCAGGGAGGAAGCGCATACCGTCAAGTCCCGGTGCGGCAAAGGGTGCGTGGGGAACGAGCTGCGTATGCATTTCAGATTCGCTTCTTAGGAAAATTCAATGGGGTTACAGAATGAATGACAGCGTGGGCGCGGGCGAAAATAAAGGCCATGAACTCACGCAGCAGCAAAACGGGCGGCCAGCCCCAGCCCACTATGATTGCGGTTACTAGGACGCAAACACTTGAGGAAGGGACTGACCATGAAGAAATTCTTTGTAGCGATACGGCACGACATGAGCTTGATGCCACTCATAGCGACCTCGAAACTTCAGTTCTTTCTGGAGAAGCCTGCGCACCCAACAGGAGAGACCGAAGATTTGTATTTTCTGTACCTGCTGTGTACGTCGGTCTCGGCAACGGATCTTGGAATGTTTCGGATGGAGTCGCCCACACAAAAGGACGCCCCACCGCCTCATTTCGCAGCGTTGACGGTGCCAGCGCATTTAGTTGCATGGGTGGCCGAGCTAGAAGATGGGCAAGAATTCCCGATTGGATTTCTCGGATCTGTCGTAGCTCAGAAAGCATCGCCTGCTTGAAATCGGCGTCACCCATCTCAACCCACCTTCTCGGTGGCGAGTTCGGGCCAGATGCGTTGCCAGTCGTCGGGACGAAGGTCGCGGCGCGTTACGACGCCCTCTGTGACGCGCTCAATAGCAGGGCAAAACTCCACGGGGATGGGCCTTTCGCCAGTCGCCCACCGACTCACGTCCGGAGCGTGAGCTTTGATTTCTTTAGCCAGCGCAGCTTGGCGGCCCCTGGCTTCGGATAGGTATTCGGCTAGTTTCATAAGTCGATATTAGCGTAACGCTCATGTGGCGACAAGCATTTTCGCAAGCGTAACGCTAATTCATAAAGTTAGCCTGTTGCTATCAAATCCAAGCCATGACTATTGACGAGATCCGCAGGGCGAACCTTGCAGTACTGGTAACCGAGTTGGGTGGCGTTGGGCGCCTGGCCGAGACAATCGGTAAAGACCCATCGCAGGTAAGTCAATGGCTGAATGCGTCGCCAGATTCACGCACGGGCGTTGCCCGAGGCATGCGGGCGAAGACTTGCCGCGACATAGAGCGCAAGGCAGGTAAAGGAGAGAATTGGTTAGATATCAACCACGCTACGGAAAGCGGTGCGCCGTGGCCGTTCCAGAGAATCACACCCGAGCAGTGGGCAAAGATTCCAGACACCGTAAAAGGAATAATCGAGGGCCGGGCATTAACCGAGATAGACGCCTGGGATAAGTCGGAATACCAAAGAAAAGCCAACGCGGCCTAGGCTGTGGCTGGCAGTCGATAACTGCCCGCTCCTATTATCCGTAGGGCGGTATCCAAAACAATGAGACATCATGAATAAAGCGGTATGCGGACTGATTGTCTGTGCCTTATTGGCTGGCTGCGCCCAAATGGAGCAACGCAAGCGAGACGCGCAAATGCAGGAAACACGCGTAGCCAATGGCGTGGTTTGCGCCGCGGCCGGGCAAAATCCAGATATTCAGATTTTGCGGGAAAAAATTCCATTCGAAGACCACGCCGCGACAATGACGCAGCTTGCCGACGCAAGTCGCCCGGACGCGCTGCAGAAAGCAGCCCTTTCAGCCTGGGACGGGGCATGGTCTGAATGCTACGGCCGCACGCGAAGTTTCATTGATATGTACAGCGCGCCCGGCGTCAGTCTCGCCTACAACACAATGATTAATCAGGAGCGAGTGGTGCGCGGCTCTCTCTTTAGCGGATCGATAACCTACGGCGATTACAACAAATGGCGAGCAGACATGCTGGCTTGGTTTTTTAAAACAACCAATGACGATACCCAGGTCTACAACGCCGAGCAGCAACGCCAAAATGAAGAGGCCGCCAGGGTTCGGGCGCAAAACAACGCCGCCATGCTGGGCTATCTGGCAGCGCACCCTATCTACACGCCGCCGACGACGACCAGCTGCACACGCTACGGCAACATGGTGAGCTGCACCACGCAGTAATCACCCTCACCTAGATCGCCACCTTCGGGTGGTTTTTTTTTCGTCAAAAATTCTCAAGTTACAAATTATCTTAGCGTTACGCTTAGATAAAGCTTGCGCTACTCATGAGCGTTACGCTAACCTTCGTTCATCCCCTCCCCAACCATCCAGCGAGAACGAGATGAACACAATCCAAATCCAAATCAAGCACCGCCTCACTGAGGTCGTCCTATTCACGGCTGAGATTCCGAGCGATACGCCGAGCGGGTTGCGGACGCGTGTTGCGCTCGAACAGGCGACGGCGGCGAAAGCGATCCTGCGCGATGCGGACCTGCGCGATGCGAACCTGGGCGGTGCGAACCTGGGCGGTGCGAACCTGGGCGGTGCGAACCTGATCGGTGCGAACCTGATCGATGCGAACCTGATCGGTGCGAACCTGCGCCGTGCGAACCTGAGCGATGCGAACCTGAGCGGTGCGGACCTGCGCGATGCGAACCTGCGCCGTGCGAACCTGGGCGGTGCGGACCTGAGCGGTGCGGACCTGCGCCGTGCGAACCTGGGCGATGCGGACCTGATCGATGCGGACCTGATCGATGCGAACCTGAGCGATGCGAACCTGATCGATGCGAACCTGAGCGCAATCCGCGACGACATGTTTGCAGTGCTCTCCGCCGCGCCCAATGAAGTGCAGGGCCTAATCACCGCACTGAAAGACGGCAAGGTAGACGGCTCTACGTACGAGGGCGAATGCGCTTGCCTTGTCGGCACCATCGCTAACGTACGCGGGAAAAATTACCAAGAACTTGGCGATCTACATCCCGACTCGACGAGGCCGATAGAGAAATTTTTCTTTGGCATCAGCAAGGGCCATACGCCCGAGAACAACCCTTTCAGCAGGCTCGCGCTGGAATGGGCCGAAGAGTGGGTTACTGCTAATCCGGCCGCATAGTCATGAAAGGCACAACGTATTTCGACTCTAACGGGTTCGCCCTGAATGACGCCGCCGACTGGCATTGGCTACGGGTATCCGCAGTACCAGTGACAGTGTTCACCCCGGGCTGCCCAGGCTGGATACCCTCAGTCATGCACGATGCCGTCACCGACGATTTCGGCAACCTCGTTTCTGTTCGGAGTTATCAATGATCGCCCTCCCGATCTTCCAATCTGGCGATGATTTCACTCGCACCGGCGATTACGAAGAGCCGCGCCAATCTCCGCCTACCGTCAGCGAGGAGCATGCCGTCCGCGACATTCTTGCGCTGATCTTCTTCGAATCGGAGCGCGCATTCGGTCAAGATCGCACATGGTGGCTCGAATACCTCCGCGATGAGTCGATCAGCCTAGAAGAATTCACATACGGGCACCTCTTCGCGCCAATGGCATACCCGCACTTCGGGGAAACCGTGCGCGTGCGACTGAAAAAGTTTGTCGGCATCAAGGCCAACGCATTGCTAAAGCAACAGTTCGAGGATTCGTTGCCTGGCGAAATGGACGATGAAGAAACTGAGCGTCAGGAGTTGGCGCAATGAAAACCGCTCGCAAAGTAGCCGCTTTCCTGCTGGAACTGGCCGCGCTGATAGCCATCGCCGCGTTTGTTATCGCAATCGTCGTTCAACATTTGGTGGATTCGCTATGAGCATCACGCACTCACCCGGCCCTTTGTCGGTCGCAGATATGAAAACGGACCATACCGCAACGCCCTGGACGCTAACCACAGTTCGCACGAGCGCCGGACTTTGCCACAAGGTAGGCCCGTTTCCGTGGCGCAATGGCAAAGTAAACCACGCGTGCATCTACGACGACTTCCCCGGGTGCACTGGCGGCACTCCTGAGTTGGTTGCAAACGCCCACCTGATCGCCGCCGCGCCGGATCTGCTCGAAGCTGCTCAGCGTGCACTCAACTATATCGCCAACACGGAAAGTGAGATGGGCACCACGTTTGCGACTGGCGACATGCTACGCGCCGCCATCGCCAAAGCTCTCGGAGAATTGCAATGAGCAGAATTCCTTTTGGTGGCCCCGGTGACATTCCACCCGTAGATATCTGCTGCGAAGGCGATCAATTCGAGAATGTCATCCGAGCGTATGGCGTGGTCAGCGCCTGCGAGTGGTTCGGCCATGCCCCTGGCAGTGAATTCACTGCTGACGCGATCAATACCTTGCGCGAGCGCTCAGCTATCGGAGAACCAGCATGAAACCCAAACCCTGGTCCATCAAAGAGCGCTTCGAACTCGCCATCTTGGCATTCGCATTCGCCATCGCAATCGTCATGGCAGTCGTTCTGCCGACGATTGAGGAGCATCAAGTGTATTTGCACTCTGCGGCGAGATAAGAGAAAAATATGAGCAATCTCCAAGTCATCACTCAAGAAATCTACGACACGCGGGATGCTTTCGCTGCGGTGCTGTCAGATCAATCGATCAGCTTCGAGCGTGAGGCGGGTTTCGCAATACAGGTTCTCCAGCAAAACGATTTTTCGTTGGGCGTTGCCATGAAGAACCGGCAGTCGGTAATCAACGCAATCACCAACATTGCCGCAATCGGGATCAGTCTCAACCCTGCAAAGAAGCAAGCCTATCTCGTGCCACGCGATGGTCGGATCTGTCTTGATATCTCCTATATGGGATTGATCGATCTGGCAGTGTCCACAGGTTCGATCAAATGGGCGCAGGCGAATCTTGTTCACGAGAACGATAACTTCGCCCTCAATGGCTACGATGCGCCGCCTACGCACGTTTTTAATCCGTTCTCGAAGGATCGTGGCGAGATTGTCGGTGCGTATGTAGTTGCCAAGACGGCTGATGGTGATTATCTGACCGAAACCATGTCTCGCGCCGATATCGATGGAATCATGAATCGATCTCAGTCGGTGAAATCCGGCAAGTCATCGCCTTGGAAAACCGATTACGGCGAAATGGCAAAGAAGACAGTTGTGAAGCGCGCAAGCAAATACTGGCCGAAGACGGATCGGCTCGATGTTGCCACTCACCACCTGAATACCGATGGTGGAGAGGGTATTGATTTCAAAGATACGCCACGCGCCGATCCTGACCTACTGCCGCGCCTGCGCAAGCTGGTAGATGCTGCGCCAGACACCCAAGCCCTCACCAAAGTCTGGACGGATGGTCTGGCAGAGGTGAAAGCAACCAAAGACATGGCTGTCTACAACGCGTTCAAGGCGTATGTCACGCAGCGTGGAACCATATTGCGCGGCGAAGCTACGCCAACAGCAACACCGCCCAACGATGGCAAGACGATCGATGAAGAGCGTGCGCCGGAAGATGAGGGGTTTGGGCAAGACACAGGAGCACAACATGAGTGATTACCTGATCTGCCAGCACGAGCAGGGCACGGACGGATGGAAGCGTGATCGACTTGGCAAAGCTACCGGCTCTCGTGCGGCTGACATGATGGCGAAAACCGCGAAAGGCGTCTGGTCTGCCAAACGTGCCGACTACATGTTTGAGCTGGCTATCGAGAAGCTCACGAATGAACCGGCTGTCGATATCTACGTCTCGCGTGAAATGCAGTGGGGCGTCGATAACGAGCCATTTGCGCGCATGGCATACGAAGAGCAGACGGGAAATATTGCTCTCGAAAGCGGCTTCTTCTATCTGCCCAACATCGCGGCAGGATGCAGCGTGGACGGGCTGTTTGTTGAGGCTGGCAAGACCGGTTTGCTCGAAACAAAATGCCCAAAGAGCACCACGCACATTCGCTACATGCAAGCGCAGACCATCCCCGACGAATACAAGCCGCAATGCCTGCACAACATTTGGGTATCGGGTGCCGAGTTCGCCGATTTCGTGTCGTTTGATCCACGCATGCCTGAGCCCTTGCAGCTTTTCATCCATCGCTACACGCCCACATTCGAAGAGTTGCTGGCGCATGAAGTCGCAGTCAATCAGTTCTTGGCCGAGGTCGATGGCTTGGTCGAAAACCTCCTCAAACTTGCCGCATAAGGATAACCATGAATCTCGCCCTATTTTACGACACGGAAACAACTGGCCTCCCGCTTTTCAAGGAGCCGTCTGAGCATCCCGACCAGCCGCACATCGTCCAGTTAGCCGCCGCATTGGTTGACCTGGACACGCGAAACATCATCAACAGTATCGATTTGGTCATCAAGCCCGATGGCTGGACGATTCCTGACGCTGTTGCGGCTATTCACGGCATTACCACCGAGCATGCGATGGACGTAGGCGTACCTGCGCACATGGCAATCGAAATGTTCCTAGAAATGTGGGGTGTAAAGCGTACCCGCATTGCCCACAACGAACAGTTTGATGCGCGCCTGGTACGAATCGCCTGCATGCGTCACGCGCCGCAATGTGCCGACATGTGGAAAGACGGTAAGGCCGAATGTACGGCGATTATGGCTACGCCCATCGTCAAGGCCCCGCCCACTGCCAAGATGATCGCCGCTGGCCGCAATCACTACAAGACCGCCAACCTGGCCGAGGCCGTTCTCCACCTCACCGGCAAGCCCCTGGTCAATGCGCACAGCGCCATGGCTGATGTGACCGGCTGCATGGATGTGTACTTCGCTATTCGGACGATGGCTGACGCCGCTAAAGCCGCTTAACCCCACGCACGACCCCACAGGAGCATTACATGGACGATCAATCCATCGAGCAGGTCAAGAAACTCTACGAGGTGCTGGGCGGCGATATCAGCATCAGCGTGGAACCGGCGCAGGATAAGCAGGCTGGCTTGGATCTGAGGGCAGCATGACACGCCAAGGTCAATCCAAGCGCGGAAGTGTCTCTGAGGCCATCGTTAATGTGATCGTCGGCTACGGCATCAATATGACCGCTAACGCAGTGCTGTTCCCGCTGTTCGGGTGGCACATATCGCTGCGGCAAAACATCGCCCTCGGCGTCTTCTACACCGCAATATCGCTCGTGCGCTCGTACTGCCTGCGCCGCACTTTCAACTGGATCGGCTTCGGCCGTAAAGGAATATGAATGAGCTGTATATTCAGCGCCGCGATGGTGAAGGCTTGCGGGAACTCGCGCTCTTCGCTGGTGCCGGCGGAGGCATCCTCGGCGGTCACCTCCTTGGATGGCGAACCGTGTGCGCAGTTGAACGTGATGCCTACGCCGCACAAGTTCTCGCGCAACGACAAAACGATGGATGCCTCAGACCATTCCCGATTTGGTCTGACGTGTGCAGTTTTGACGGCCGACCGTGGCGCGGCATTGTTGATGTCGTATCTGGCGGCTTTCCGTGCCAGGACATCAGCGCGTCTGGCAACGGCAAAGGACTCTCTGGAGAACGAAGTGGACTCTGGACGGAAATGTTCCGGATCATTCGCGAGGTGGAGCCCGAATACGTTTTCGTGGAAAACAGCCCAATTCTCACTTCTAGGGGGCTTGGAACCGTTCTTGGAGATCTGGCCTCGATCGGGTTCGATGCGCAGTGGGATGTGTTTTCAGCAGCCGACTTCGGCGCCGATCACCTACGCGAACGTATCTGGATTGTTGCCCACTCCAACAAAATCCTGGGCTCGCCGCGGGCCTGGCCTAAGCAACAATCTGAACCGCTTGCGCATGACCCTATGGGTTACGCAAACCTGTCTGGCGATAGTCGCAGCCGTTGGGTGGCGCTGGCCTCCCAGTTTCGTCGAATGGATGATGGGATGGCCCATTCAGTGGACCGCACTGCGGCCCTTGGAAACGGCCAAGTTCCACGAGTGGCAGCAGCAGCATTCACCATTCTCAGCAATCGATTCTAAGGAAACAGCATGACCCACCCTGACCACCCTACCCCCGATCCCACGAATGCGAAGGCAGCATTCACGCACCGTGAATTAACGCGCCGCACGATCAAAAGTTGGCAAAGATGCGATCCGAAGGTCATGTCTACGATGTCGGAAGCTGCAATCTTTCTCGCATTGGATGATGCTCGTGCCGACATTCTCACGCTTTCGACATTGCGCTACGCTGCACCTGTTGCTGCGGTGCCTGGGTGGATCAGCGTGGAGGATCGATTGCCAGAGCTGGGGGGTTCTATAGCTGTGGTTATCTACGATAAATATGTCTTCTCGGGCAAGTACGAGGGGAACACTAATTTCGGCCATAGATGTTTAGACCGGCTATCTAGCAGATGGTATAGCTTCGATCTGTGGCATCCACTACCCGCCGCGGCGGAGGTGAAATCATGAGCGATATCTATCAAGCCACGTATGACGCCGTACGCAGTCGTATCTCGGGCGGCAATATTTCCGAAGCGTTTCAGGAGGCGATCGGTCAGCAAGTCCACTACCTAGCTCTGTCCATAGAGGCCGTCAGAACGGAGTATGGGCAAGCTGCCGATACGCAGCGTGTGGCAGCGCTGGAAACCATGCGCCCTTCGGTTATTTACCGACCAGCGATCAGCATCGATGGCAGCCAGTGGTGCGCTCTCTATGGTGAGAATCTGCAAGATGGCGTTGCGGGATTTGGAGATAGTCCAGCTCTGGCGATGGCGGACTTCGATGCTAATTGGATATTGCCATTGGAGGTGAAACCATGAGCACCAAACTATTGAGCGATGACGAGATTGAAGCGGTGCATGCCCGCGCCTATCAAGCACTGTACGCTGGTGGCTACACGGGAGGCATGGGTGGCGAGCAATGGGATAACGCATCGGCCCGCGCCATCGAATCCGCCGTGCTCGCCAAGGTAGCAACGGTGAGTGCCCCGGTTGCATATCGCTTTCGTCGTAGTGCGGACGAAAAATGGTATTACGACGAGCGCGACGCCAATTGGTGGCAGCATGAGCCTCTATTCACTCACACCGCCCCAACGCAAGGCACGCTGCAACCGGATGCGGAGCCGGTGGCGTGGCAACGAGCAGTCGAGTGGATAAAAAACAATTATCAGGATTACACCAACATTGCTTCGCTCTGCGATGCCATGCGGGAGGCCGCCCCCGTTCCCGCACCCCAGGTTGCACCAGTTATTCGAGAATCGCGAATAACCGAACCATCCGGAAATTCCGGAGAACAGCCCGGTACCGCCGCGCCGATACGTGATGCCTGCCAGGAGAGCCGCGCAGATACTAGCGATGAGCCGGTACCGCAAGCACTGGTGCGGCTTACAATCGAGGTCGCATTGCCGCCTATCCCAGCATGGTTCGGCGTCGTCGGCTTCACTTTGGACGAGATACGGCAATACGCACGGGATGCTATCGCACTGAATACCACAGAAAATCCCGACGATCTAGTGGACGACTTGCTGACTTTCGTTCGCAGACTAGTCCATGCGCTCTACAAAGCCGCGCCCACCAACCCGCTCAACGCTTTGGCGCTGGACTACATCGAACGCAAAGGATTGAACAAGGGACCATATCGAGACGTGTGCGACATAAATCGCGCACTGAATACCACGGCAACGGGTGCGCAGGGGGATGCGAAATGACACCATGTTTAGCCTGCGGTGCCCCCAGCACCTTGCTTTGCGACTATCACCTAGGAGCACCCATTGGAGGCGAGGAGCGCGGCTGCTCGTTTATCGACGCATCCAAGATGCCATTCACCTGTGACATGCCGCTCTGCAAAGCATGCGCCACGCCCGGCGGTTGGATACACATAAGCGGCCGCGATCCGTTCTGGGATACGTTCGACTATTGCCCGATTCATTCGGACGGCAATTACGGGCTGGCCGAGCCGATCGAGTCTGACGTGGCTGAGAGCCTTCGCCGAAAAGCATGGGCACCAATGCTAAGAGGAAAAATGCATATCATCGATGCCGCCCGCAACGGGGGGAAGAGCAATGACTAAGCCACTCGCCGGAAAACGTTTTTTTGAATCGATGGGCCGCTCGGCATCATCGCGGGGATTGTCTATTTTGGCCAACCGCCTTGACCGGCAGAACTGGCCCGGGTGGGCAAGGTCCGCATACTCCCGTGGATGGGTCGTTCAGTACTACCCAGCCGGGAAGATCTCGGCGATGGAGGCGAAATGAGCCTGAGCATTCTCGATCCTTGCTGCGGTAGCCGCATGTTCTGGTTCAACCCCGAACATCAGGGTGTCTTGTTCGGAGACATCCGCGACGAAGAGCACACGCTTTGCGACGGGCGAGCTCTGAGCATCAAGCCGGACGTTCAGATGGATTTCCGCGATATGCCTTTTCCCGATTGCACATTCAGCCTGATCGCGTTCGATCCCCCGCACCTGCGCCGCGCCGGTCTATCCGGCTGGATCGGCAAAAAGTATGGAATCCTGAGCAACGATTGGGAAGATGATCTACGGCGAGGCTTCGCTGAATGCTTCCGCGTGCTCAAGCCGAATGGTGTGCTGGTCTTCAAGTGGAACGAAATTCAGATCAAGGTTAGTCAGATATTGACTCTGACCGATCAGGCCCCACTCTTTGGACACAAGTCCGGCAAGAGGGCTGACACGCATTGGATCTGCTTTATGAAACAGGAGCCGCCCCAATGACCGCCCTACGCCAAACCGAGCCGATCAGCGCCGAGGAAGCGGCGCGCATTCTTGGTGTCAGCAGGAGGAAGGCGTATGGATTGGCTGCCCCATTCGGACCCGTCCCCTGTTTTCGGATCGGGCGTAGGGTATCGTTCGAACAAAGCGACGTTCTGGAATACAAACAAAAATGCCTGTGTACCGAGATAAAGCGCGCAGTCGTCTCGTCTTTGAATTCGACCGTCAGATCGGCGGCGAACGAGTCCGCGCTCGAAAGATACTTCCAAAAGCGTGGACTCAAGGCCAAGCGGATGCCTTCGACCGCAAAGAATCAGCGCGCCTCTACGCCGTCGCTACCGGGCTCGAACGTGCGGAGCATACGATAGACGCGGCTGTATTGATCTACATCGAGGAGCGGGCCTCTACGCTCAAATCCAAAGACAATATCGAGCGTGAGCTTAATCAGATGATGCCCTTTTATAAGGGCAAGCCAATGTCACAGTTGGCGGGCGTCTGCAAGGAATATCGGGAATCGGCCGAACGGGATAACGAGGACGACCATCGCCCGCTATCAGCCGCCACCCTGCGCAATCGGATCCGATACCTCACTAGCGCTTGCCGGTATGCCTGGAAGAGGCATGGCATGTCAGAGCATGACCCTGCCGAGCGCGTCATCGCGCCAAGCGTCAGCAATGAACGCCACGTCTTTATCGACCGCTTAAAAATGATTCAGATTGCCCGGCGCTGCAAGGATCGACCGGTCCGGGCGGCTATCCGTATCGCCTTCTACAGCGGCATGCGGCTGGGTGAGATTCAGCGAGCCGAGAAGAAGAAGGGTCTATTCATCCTGGCCGACACAAAGAACGGGCAGCGGCGACATATCCCCATACACCCCAAAATTCTGTGCTGCATTCGCTATGCGATGCCGAACCAGACGACGATTGGAAAGTACTTCCGGCTTGCGGTTGTCGCGGCTAAATTACCCCCAATGCGATTTCATGATCTGCGCCATTCCAGCGCGTCGGCCATGATTAACGAGGGTATCGATCTTTATACCGTGGGCGCGGTGTTGGGGCACAAATCAGCTACATCCACCCGGCGATACGCCCATCTGGCTACCGATTCTCTGAAGGATGCAATCAACACGATTGGCCGGAAAAGTCCCCACTACCCAAAAACGGGCAAACAAAAAGCCGCATGATTAGCGGCTCTAAGTATATGAATTTACTGCGATTTCTTTGGCTCCCCGAGCTGGGCTCGAACCAGCGACCTGCGGATTAACAGTCGGGGGTGCGCTCAAGGCGAAAGGTGCTGTCATAGAGCAATGGCGCGGGTCTTGGGTCCGCAGCGGGCGCGTC